GCTCTTCCGATCTCAACTGCATCTATAATCTTAGACTTTAAATCTGAAAAAAAGGTTGGAGCAAGTCCAAACTCTTCTAACTCAGGATCATTGTCTTGTGGCAAAACAGAGGAATATGATTCATAAAAAGATATTGGTGTCCAAGATAGTTTTTCAGCCTCAACCTGTTTATCTAAAACTTTAATAACTTTTGCAGACTCTTCTGCTGTTAAAAAGTTTTCATATAACACGATATCTTCTGTATGCCTAATCTTATTATTTAAATTCATTATATTCTTATCCCGCCCTCTATTTCAGATCTTTGTGGATACTTATCTCGATGTTTTTGCCTTAAATCTTCTTGCATACTAGCCCAGTTATCTTTTCCATATTTTTCTTCATTTTCAAACCAAGATTTAGATCCAGGAAAATACTCTTGGAGATACATTCTTGAAAAATATTTATTATTTCCTTCGCTTGGCATAACTCCATGTAAATATACAATACCATCTTCGGTTAAATATTCTGGGTGTCCTGATGGGAAAACAATATAGTCTCCAGCTTTTGGTTTATACTTTAAAAGTTTTTTACCTATTGCAAAATCAATTTCTCCACCAACATAGTCATCATTAAAATAGGCAAGTCCTGTAATTACAAACTTATATCCTGGATCATCATGGGTTTCTCTAATATAGTCTGAGTGATATCTCATTGCATATTTTTCTTTTTCATTACTTATGTAGTATTTGCAAATTGTTGGCCCAGTGTATCTCCATGTTGGAATAATATTTTTATCAAGGTCTATAGAGGTTTTACTATAGTCTACTGGAACATTGTATCTTTTTATGTATTCATCTGTAGTTTGATGAAAAATTTCAAATAGTTCTAATAGAAATTGCTTTTGGTCTTTTTGTGTTTCAGTTATTGCATTAATGTTTTCTATATTACCATATCTATCTGCATTAATAAAATCATTCACAACAGGGTTTAAATATTCCCCAAAAATAGACCACTGAGTCCATTCCGAAAACACTCTATCTTTATTATCATTGGTAGATTCTCTTAATAGCTTGTTTACTTTATTGATATCGCTAAACAAATTTTTATAAACAACAATATATGGATAAATCTCTTCTGATTCAAATTCGGTATTTTTTTTATTAATATACATACTATTTTTCATCCAATAAGGTTCTATAATATTTTTTATTAGGATCTGGTTTAATATCACCAGTATGTTCTAAGATTTCCCAAAAAAAAGGACAGGTATATCTAATAGAATTTTTAATTTCCGTTACCCCATGTATATAATTCATATCTCCTGGAAAAAAATATGCTGCACCCTTTTTTGGCTTAAATTTAATATCTTGTAGTGGGAAATAAAGCTCGCCACCCTCATAGTCATCGTTTAAATAAAACAAACTAGATAAATCATAATTTGGAAAGTCATTTGGCAATCCAATATCTGGAAGTTCGTGAAGCTCTTTATCTGCATGTGGATTTTGAAATTGTCCAGGTAGCCATCTCACGATAGTTGTTCCTGTTGGAAAAACTTTTACTTTATAAAAATCTTCAACAATTGGTTGCAATCTTTTAAACAGCCCGTTTAAGACAGGAGCAATTGTTGGATCATTTTTATCTAAAGATGGAGTAGTGCAAACTCTATCTTTCCAATAATTTGAATCATATACAACTGTTCCATTTTCATTCATATGTGATTCTGTAACATCCCATATAGAAATAGACCTTGCAGCGTTTTCTAAAAATATGATTTCATCCTCAGTCATAAAATTTTCTAACTCAACTATCATGTCTTTACTTGTTCCAAAAAAACCAGAAGGTGTCATAGAAGGCTTACGAACTACTACTTCTGTCATATTTTTTTCCATAATTAATTATACCAGCTCATCCAAATTAGACGTAAAATCATTAATTTTTAATTTTAAAGATTTAAGCTCATGCTTTCCAATAGAATTTCCTTTGTGATCTACAGAATCTCTATAAAAATTTGAAAAAGGTTTTCCATTGTTTGCCATTTCTTTTAATACTTTAATCCTTTCTCGATTTTCTTCTATTTCACCTAAGTCATCTTTTTTATCATAAATGTTTAATTCAATTTTAGATAGTTTACCCATAGATATAGGAATAAGTGTGGCAACAGGGGTCCCTGCAGGAATAAGTATTTTTGTATTTGGCCTAGTAATTCTCCATGCTACAGGATAATCATGATTAAAAAAAGAAGTTGAAATAATTGAAGTAAAAGGAGTTGCTCCATCAATAAAATAATTTGGTGGAACGATTGATAGCATAGATATATCAGCATCAGTTTTAAAAATTAATCCTGTATTAAAATTAATTGTTGCATTGCCCCTGTTTGTATTACAAACATTTGCACCAGATTTTATAATTTTTACATGGTCTGAAGTAGTGTCAGATATTCCATCCCAAATAAATTCTATATCATCTAAAAAAGATATAGACCAACCAATTGTGTTGACCAATGATATTGGGAAACACTTGTAGGCATGGCTATTTATTGTTTCATCCATCCAATCTCTTTGAATTTTTGTTTGTTCAATTTTTACCCTATGTAAAGGATATTTATAAACATCTACCTTGCTCATTGGTAATCCTTATGGTGAATATCATTGTAATCGGTCATAATAACAACACAATATTTTGTTCCTGACTTAATCTCAAGGGAAGCATGTTCATAAACAAAATTAGAGGGGCACAGAATAATGTCTCCAGCTTCTGGTTTTATTGTTAATTCTTGTCTTACAAAGTTTAACTCTCCACCATCATAATCATCATTTAAATATACAACAGCAGAAATTGTGCAAGAATAATAGGGTCCGTGGTCTGCGTGAACTTTAAAGTATTTCCCTGGATTATATTTAACAAAATTAAAAGCTTCTTTATACTTCATCTGTAAATTCCACAAATTTTCATAATGTCTTAAACATTCGTCTAAACTTTTTTCTACACTATCATGTATATCATATAAATTTTGATTAAATGGTAGATAGGAAGTTCCCAAATTCTCTTTTTTAAATTTAAGATCAACACAATTTCTTACATAGTCGTTGTCCTGTGTATCATTTACTTGTGCTCCACGCCACTGAATATTTGGAATTCCCAAAGATATTTCATTTTCTAGAGTATTTATTATTTTTTTACATTCTTCTTTTTTAATTGCATTGCGATAAATATTTATTCCATATCCAACATTAATAGAAGTTATTCCATTTCCAATATCTATAGGATCCAAACGTTTAGATTCTTTTTCTAATCTGGGAATATCTGTCCAATTCATGTTAGGAACCAGTTTCTTGATAAAATTCTGGTCTATGAAATTTATCACTATAATCAAGCATTGTTACTAATGAATATTTTGTGCCAGATACTACTGGCAAGGCTTGATGTGGATACATGTAATTAGATGGGAATATTACCGTGTCCCCTGCTTTTGGCTCATAGGTAATACCTTGAAGTCTAAAATATAAACCCCCACCTTCGTAATCATCGTTTAAATATGAAACTAAAGAAACAGTGCAATTGTAAGAAAATCCATGGTCGTGATGTTCCATAAAATGTTGGCCTTTGCCGTAACGAATAAAATTAAAAGCTTCCCAATATCTTAATTGATGAATATTAAATTTTCTACAATAATCATCTACTGCCATTTTTTGAGGATCATAACAATCTTGCCAAATTTGTTGTAAAGCTATAGACTTTTCATTAGTGTCATCTTGAATATCAGTTTTTTTAAATTTAAAATCATTACAATCTCTATACTCTGGCATTAATTGTTTATATCCTACATAAGCTGGCATCCATCGATACTGGTCTTCACTATCAACCGAACTCAAAATATTTTCTAATTTATTTGGAATTTCTGGCCCTACTTTAATATTATTTCTATAAACAAAAATTCCTGAACCTAAATCGTCAATACTATCCCACATATAAACCCCTTTATCTATATATATTCATTATACACCAAATTTTAAATTCTGCTATAAGACTCTTTTAATGAATTAGAAGAAACTTCAATAAACTTAGATTCTTTTTTAAAAGAACTTAAATCATTACACCCACAATAAGATATACCACTCTTTAAATTATTAATCATTTGATTTATTGTATTTTTAACATTTCCTTTATTTTCTATATATGCCTCAACTCCTTCAACATGAAACATGTGTGCTGGTGGAGGAGTTCCAGTTGTTTGATTTACTTGAATACTTGCAGATGCCATTCCACGCAATAAAAATTTATTATCCTTTTTACCATCACACTCCTCATGTCCAGAAAACTTATATCCCATCATTACTGCGGAAGCTCCAGCTGCAATAGCTTTTGCAATGTCTCCATTTTGCACAATTCCCCCGTCACAAATTATTCCATTTATTTTGTCATTTTTTATATTATCATAGATATCCATAATTGAGGAAAGAACTGGAACTCCAAATCCAGTTACGACCCTTGTTGTGCAAGCTGCCCCAGCCCCTATACCAACTCTAACAGAATCGGAACCGGAACTCATTAAATCTTTATATGCTTCATAGGAAGAAATATTGCCAGTCATAATGTGAATATTATCTGATACAAGTGTTCTTAATTTTTTAATATATTCAATTGCAATTTCAGTATGGCCAAAAGCCGTGTCTATTAATAATATTTTAACACCAAGATCTATTGCTTTTTTTATAATTACTTTATTGTCAACATCCATATTATTAACAGAAAAACCAACTAAATGATTGTTTTGACACAACCCCATTACTTCACTAAGTTGTGATATTCTGCTTTCATCATTTTGAAATCTATTAACAAATCCAATACCGCCAAAATCAGTTATTTCTTTTATCATTTTATTGC